GCCGTTACCTTGGAGCAAGTCCGTGCCAAGCTGACCGAGTTGAGCCAGGGCGGCAAGAAGGACGACATCAAGGTCCTGATCGCCAAATTCGGCGGCACGAAGCTCACCGACCTGAAGGCCGACCAATACGCAGACGTCCTGGCAGCAGCGGAGGCCCTATGATCACAGCGACCATCGTCATCAAAGACATGCCCGACGGTGAGTACACCATCGAAGGCAACCTGGACCGACCTGAGGCCCTGGACGAGCCGCCTACACCGGCCCTCATCATCGCGACCTACATCAGCGCCAACATCGCCAAGATCAGCGACGAGGCCATCGCCTGGTACAACACTATGGGAGAAGCAAAATGATTCCAGCCATTGAAGATATCTTTCACGCCCTGTCGCGCGGCGAAATGACGTTTGATGACGCCGAGAATTACGTGCGTGAGCACATCCGCCTAGCGGCCAACAACGAAGTCGAACTGCGCGACATGTTTGCTGCGCACGCTGTGTCAGCGTTTGTTCACCCTGAAGCATGGCAATCAACTGTAGGAGAGATTTCAGAACACGTTGCCTTTAATGCATACGCACTGGCAGACGTGATGCTAGAGGCCCGCAAGCTATGGTAGCCCACGCCAAACTCAGCGCCAGCGGAAGCGGCAAGTGGATGGTCTGCACGCCAAGCGCGCAGATTGAGAGCCAGCTCCCCGACGAGGGTAGCAACTTCGCAAGCGAAGGCACCTTTGCCCACGCGGTGTTTGAGCAGAGCCTGCTGACCTACCTGGGCCGACCGTGCGACCCGTTGCCCAAAGAGCACCACGACAGCCCTGAGCTACGCGACTACGTAGCCGAGGCGGTCGATTACGCGATCAACCGCATTGACGACGCCCGTGCGCGATGCAAAGACCCGGTCATCCTGGTCGAGCAGCGCCTGGACTTCAGCTTGTGGGTGCCCGAGGGCTTTGGCACTGGCGACTTGGTCATCATCACCGATGGCCTGGTCGAAGTGATGGACCTGAAGTACGGCAAAGGCATCTACGTGGACCCGATCAACAACAGCCAGCTCCGGCTTTACGGATTGGGTGCCTACTATGAGCTGTGCCACCTGTACGACATCTTTCGAGTTCGCATGACAGTCTTGCAGCCACGACTGGGCAATTTCCGCAGCGAGGACGTCTCGATGGAAGAGCTGCTTGCATGGGGCCAAAGCGAAGTGGTGCCCAAGGCCAAGAAGGCATGGGTGGGCGCGGGCGAATTCGTACCAGGCGATCACTGCAAGGAATCGTTTTGCAGGGCCAGGTTCACATGCCCGGCCAGGGCCGAGGCTTCGCTGGCCATAGCCAAGGCAGAGTTCTCCGAACCGGTTCCACCGGCAGTGACCACGTTGTCGATGGAACGCATCGCGCAGCTCTTGCCCAAAGCCGACATGGTGATCGACTGGTTCAACGACCTAAAAGCCCACGCACTTGATCAGGCCACCAAGCACAACGTCATGGTGCCTGGGTTTAAGCTGGTAGAAGGCCGGTCCAATCGCAAGTACGGCAGCCATGACGATGTGGCTGCCAAGCTCAGGGAAAGCGGCATCCCTGAAGAGATCATGTTCGAGCGTAGTCTGCTTGGCCTTACGGCCATGACAGAGGCGCTTGGCAAAAAGAAGTTCACCGAGCTACTGGGCGATCTAATCGTCAAGCCAGCAGGTAAACCAACGCTGGTTCTCGAAGGAGACAAGAGACCAGCAATCACCTTGTCGGCATCCGCCGCCGAGGATTTCAAACCGTAAATTAGGAAAACAGTATGTCTGAAAAACTAGCTCCCTCGACCAAAGTCATCACCGGCAAAGTGCGTTTGTCTTACGTTAACGTGTTCGATCTGAACGACAAGGGCAAATACAGCATTTGCCTTTTGATCCCAAAGTCGGACAAAGCAACACTGGACAAAATCAAAAACGCAATTGAAGCGGTGAAGACTGACCCCAAAGCCGCGACCACTTGGAGTGGCAAATACTTGGCCAGTTTCAAATCACCATTGCGTGATGGCGACACCGAGCGCGACACCGAGAAAGCGCCGGAGTACAAGGGTCACTTCTTTATCAATTGCAACACCAGCAAAAAGCCGGACGTTGTAGATATGGGATTGAACCCCATCATGGATAAGTCTGAGGTTTACAGCGGCTGCTATGCCCGCGCTTCGATCAACTTCTACGCCTTCAATGTCGATGGCAACAAGGGGATCGCATCCGGGTTGAACAACGTGCAAAAACTTGCAGACGGCGAACGCTTTGGCGGAGGCTCTCGCGCAAGCGAAGACTTCACCGCAGTGGAAGAAGACTTTTTATCTTAAAGGAAAACATCATGGAACCAAAATTCCTGGACATCAAACTCACCGCAGAATCCTGCAATTTAATTGTTGCCGCTTTGCGCAAGCTGCCTCACGAAACAGTCCACGAACTGGTCTTTGACGTGATTGCTCAAGCAAACCAGCAGCAACAAACCGAGACCCCGGAAGAGGCCAAGGTTGAAGTTATCGAAGCCAACTAATCGGCACAGCACCCCGGAGGCCGGGGGCTGTTTGGTGAGGGCCAACCTTCACCCAACAGCGGAAACTATATGACCACACTGCGGATAGACTTGGAGACTTACAGCAGCGCTAACCTGCCCAAGGTTGGCGTGCATAAGTACGTCGAGGCCGACGACTTTGAGATCATGTTGTTTGGCTACAAGTACGGCACCGGCCAGCCCCACGTCATTGACCTGGCGGCTGGCGAAGAGATACCGGCCCACATCATCCTGGCCCTATACGATCCCAAAATTCTGAAGACCGCATACAACGCGGCCTTCGAGCTAGCCTGCTTGAACATGCACTTGATCGACCCGCTTGACGTAACCCAGTGGCGCTGCACCAGCGTGCATGCCCTGTACTTGGGAATGCCGGGCAACCTCGCAGACGTGGGCAAGGTCGTGGGCTTGAGCGGTGACAAGCAAAAGATGTCCATTGGCTGGTCCCTGATCAGGTACTTCTGCATCCCATGCAAACCGACCAAGGTCAACGGTGGCCGCACTCGCAACCGGTCACAACACGACCCGGCCAAGTGGCAGCTCTTCAAAGAATACTGCGCGCGCGACATCGAGTCCGAAGACGCCATCGCACAAAAGCTGGCCAAGTTCCCGGTGCCCGATAGCGAGTGGAAGCTCTGGCACCTGGACCACCGCATGATGACCAAGGGCGCAAAGCTGGATCGCGATCTGGTCGAGGCAGCAATCGAGTGCGATGGCATTGTGCGCCAGCGCACATTGAACGAAGCCATGCGCCTGACCGGCCTGGACAACCCCAACAGCCGCAACCAGCTCATCGCCTGGCTGCAAGAGGAAGAGGACGACGACACCATCGCCGACCTGACCAAGAAGACCGTGCCCGTGCTTCTGGCCAACACCGACAGCGACGTCGTTCGCAGGGTACTTGAGCTGCGCCAGGAGCTGGCCAAGACCAGCGTGTCCAAGTACCACGCCATGGCCAGGGCCATGAGTGACGTCGACGACTGCGTGCGCGGCCTGACCCAGTTCTACGGTGCCAACCGCACTGGCCGCTGGGCTGGCCGGATCGTGCAGGTGCAAAACCTGCCACAGAACAAGCTCAAAGATATTGACGCAGCCCGCAGGTTACTGAAGACGCGTGACTATGAAACCCTGGAGTTGCTTTTTGGCAACGTGCCTGACACGCTCTCACAGCTCATTAGGACGGCCTTTATACCCAGGCAGGGGGCTACCCTCATGCCGGTCGATTTCAGCGCCATTGAGGCCCGCGTAATCGCTTGGCTGGCCTGGTGTACGTGGCGTCTGGATGTGTTCAAGACCCACGGCAAAATTTACGAAGCAAGCGCAGAGCAAATGTTTAAGCTGCCGCCCGGATCGGTGGGCAAGAAGTCACCATACCGGCAGAAGGGCAAGATCGCAGAGCTGGCCTTGGGCTACCAGGGCGGAGCCGGTGCGCTGAAAACCATGGGCGCTCTGGCCATGGGCCTGACAGAAGATGAGCTGGACCCCATCAAGGTGGCGTGGCGCGAGGCCAACCCCGAGATCGTGAAGCTCTGGTACGCGGTCGAAGGCGCAGCCCAGCACGCGGTGGCCAACCACTCGAACGAAGTCTTACGGATTGCCTCTGGCCGGGCCGAGATTGTTTTTACCTGGGAGTCCGGCTTCCTGACGATCAAGCTGCCATCAGGTCGCAAACTGTTTTACGTCAAGCCGCGCATCGAAGGCGTAGACCTGGTGCGCGAGAACAGCAAGACCGGTGCCCATTACGTAGTGGCCAGGGCCGGGTCGTTGACATACGAAGGCATGGACCAGAAGACCAAGACCTGGACCAGGCTGCCCACATACGGCGGCAAGCTGGTGGAGAACATCACACAGGCCATCGCGCGCGACTGCCTGGCCGAGTCGATGCTTGCACTGGACGAGGCTGGGTTTGACCAGCTCTTCACGGTACACGACGAAGACATCATCGAATCGTATCAGCCAGATGATCTCAAAAAGATCGAGGCCATCATGGGCCGAGACCTGACGTGGGCACCAGGGTTGCCGTTACGTGCGGATGGATTTTCAACACCCTACTACATGAAGGAAATAGACTGATGGCAGCAGACGACACACAGGTGGGCGGCACCCACTACAAAGACATGCCTGTCCAACCCTGGACCGTGATGGAGGCAGTGCTTAGCCACGAAGAGTTCATTGGTTTTCTCAAGGGCAATGTGATCAAGTACAGCATGCGCCAGGGCCGCAAAGACGGCACCGATGACGCGGCCAAAGCTCAGCACTATTTAGCCAAACTTAATGAACACACTTAAAACACTTGGCCCGGCTGACTTGGCCAAGCTCCTACACCGCAGCGTTGAGACGATCAAGTCCGACGCGCGCCGCCGACCAGAAGTGCTGCCGCCCAGGTTCAAGATACCTGGCAGCCGACGTCTGGTTTGGCTTGAAACCGATGTGATCGCCTGGGTTGAGAGGACCAAGGGATGACACCCGAACAGCTTGACAAAGCTGCACTCAAGCTGGGCCTTCTACGCGGCATCCCGGCTGATGATTTGATAGCGTTCGCCGCGCATAGAGAGCAAATCGAATACATGTACCGTGTACTTGAGGCGCTTGATTTTGGACTGGGTAACCAGGTCCCTTTTAACCAGGAGAAAGAAGTATGAATTGGAATCCCTTTACCCGTATCACTGCACTGGAGCACCAGGTCCAAGACTTGCAACGCGCACTTGCCGACGTGATGACAGCATTAAACCCCTTGTTGCCTAAGCCAAAAGTTACCGACGAAGAAAAGGTTGCCCTTCGACGCGAACGGCAACGGGCCTACTACGCCCAGCAAAGGGCCAAAGAAAAACAGCGCGAGTACAACAGAACCTACCGTGAGCGCAAGAAGGCAGAGAAGATGTCAGCAGGGGGCACAGCATGATGCGCCACATGGGTCTACGCGATCTGATCAAAGACCCGTTCAGAAAACCATCGCCCCTGGAAATGATTGCCGCAGAGCTGGATGAAAGTCATCGCGAGAAGCTGACCGCAGAAACGGCAGTCGAATACTCGCAGTCCATTGTGGACTACAAC